ATGGAAGAGAAACGGAAAAAGAAAGCTGCCCCTTTGACGCCTGTAAAAGATGTTTCCCGTGAAAAAATGGGGAAAGCCTGCTGGCGCCTTTCGATTCCCGCCTCCTTTTCGGAATCCGGAAAGAGGGAACAGCGGTTTTATCCCTCCTATAAAAAAGCATTGGCGGCGGCCGGGGAAATCAAGCTCGGAAAAGTGGCTGTGGATGCCGGGATTGTTGAATTAACCCAAGCTCAGGCGGTAGAAGCTTTATCTGCGCTGGATATTTTGGAAGGCTCCGGAATAGGGTTGGTGGATGCTTGCCGACTCGTGAAAAGAATGCAGGAATCCGGGATAGGAGATATAGCCGAAATAGAGCATGCTTTCAAGTTGGGAGCCGCACAGATACGGCATGAAAAGAAGTCTCCTTCCTGGAGTGAAGCCGCTTGGGAAATGGTTCGTGTGAAGGAAAAAATCACAAGGCGGCGTGAGCGTACCTTGCAGCAAATTCGGTATATGATTCGTCGCATGGAAAAACGATGTCCCGATTTTTGTGTGCGCCCCATTGGAGGCATTACAGGCGAGGAATGCCGTGCGGCGTTTGGCAGGGCTTTCGATTCACCGATTCAGCAGGATAAAGCGAGAGTAGTCTTTTCCGGCGTCTGGACGCTCGCAATGAAGCGTGGATGGGCTCTTTCCAATCCGACCCGCATGCTTGATGCGTTAAAGACGCAGGAGCGGGAAATCAGGGCATTGACGCCTGAAGAAGTAGAACGGTTGTTGCTCGCTTGCCGACCGCCTTTGCCGGATGATTCTTCCCAGTTGGATTTGACATCCGTTCAGCCTGCCGTGGCGATACTCGTTTTTGCCGGCATTCGCCCGGAAGAACTGATGCGGTTAACGTGGGAAGACGTATCTTTCGAGGATGGCGTTATTACTGTCAGGTCTGCTGCTTCCAAAACAGGGGGAGCAAGGCATGTGACGATCTGCGAGGCTTTGCGGGCATGGTTGTCCCTGGTCCCAGAGAAGGAACGCAAGGGTGCTATTATTCCGGAATATTGGCGTTCCCGGTGGGAAGCGGTGAGGAGTCGGGCGGGGTGGGGGAAGAAAAAGCCTTGGCCTAAAGATGTGTTACGTCACACCTTTGCCAGTTACCACGCGAAAACCTATGCAGACTTTGGAAAGCTCCAAATGGAAATGGGGCACCGTTCCGCCGAACTTCTACGTAATAGATACACCAATATGGCGGGACTTACCGGAGAGATGGCCGCACGTTTTTGGAATTTAGTATCTGTTCCTCACAAAGGGATCGAATATTGACTTTCTTGAGTTTTACTACTATCATCTGGCCAATCCGCATTATGGCTACAAGTTCACCATCTTCCCCTCTTCGTTATCCTGGTGGTAAACAATCTCTCTCGCCTTTTGTGAAGGCCCTGATTCGGGCTAATGATATGTATGGATGCGTATATGCGGAGCCTTATGCAGGGGGAGCAGGGTTAGCTCTTCGTTTATTGATGGATGACGTTGTGTCACGGGTATTACTCAATGATAAATGCCCGATGATTTGTTCTTTTTGGCGCTCCTTGTTTTGGCAGACAGATGAGTTATTGCAGCTTGTAGATAAGAATCCTGTGACAATGGAAACATGGAGGCGTACACGTGAGATTACGCGACGTCCTAAGGAGTTTTCGGAAGTGGAGGTAGCATTTGCATTATTTTTTCAAAATCGCACTAATTTTTCAGGTGTTATAGATGGGGGTGTAATTGGTGGAAAAAAACAAGTTGGAAAGTATAAATTAGACGCTCGTTACCCCAAAGATCGTTTATTGAAATTGATGGAAACTCTATCTATGTTGCGCGATAGAGTAAGCATATTTCATTTAGATGCTATTTCGTTTATGCACGCTCATGTGTTGCCTTGGGGGAGAACTTGTTTGACCTATTGTGATCCTCCTTATTTTGAGAAAGGCCAAGCTCTTTATATGAATTCTTATCTTCCTGAGGATCACGTAAAAGTAGCCGATTTCCTACATGAACATGCTTCTGATATGCGGTGGATGGTGAGTTATGACAATGCTCCACAAATTATAGAGCTGTACAAAAAAGATTCTCTATATAGTTTTGATTTGCCCTATAGCGCACATCGGGTACGACGTGGTAAGGAATTATTGGCTCTTAGCTCTGATGTGAATTTGCCTCAAGGGGTTGAGCTGGTATTGAAGCTGAGTCCTGTAACATTTGGTTTTGTTTCTTCTTCCGTTGTATAGTGAGTTCTATGAGTTGTTTTATGATAGGAAGGAAGATCGTGATTTGAGAGCGTAGCTCTTCGGGTGAAGGGGTTATGAAAGGAGAATGTACATACGCATGTAGTGCATCTATATGAGAGTTTAGGATTTTGTCTATTAATGCTAGAATTTCGCGATCTTGAATAACATTTTTGGATTGATTTAGCATACTTCCCATAGTTGTCTTTTCGTTCACTCCATAACCGAATGATTTACAGGATATGCGAAGAATGTAATCCAATAAGGATCTGAGCAATATGCCTGACGCAATAGGGTATTTTTTTGAGCGTATAAGGTCATGAAATTCTTTGCATGCATCGTAGAGTTTGATTCCATCGTTTGGAAGATCTCCGCTCAGAGTGATGATACTTTTTATTATTTCTAGAGCAGGATCTTTTTCTTTTCGTCTTTTTAAACGTGGAGGAGCAAGCTCTGGAGAAGAAATAGTAGATTGAGGTTCTGTAATAGTAGAACGCTCATAAGGCCCTACTTTTTGTTCTGTAGAGACCGTACTTGTTGGCTTTACATAGTGTTGAGTAAGATAGTTCTGAGCATTTTTACGGCGATTTTCTACATCTCGAATGCCGCTTCCATCGGGATTGTCGTAAATGTTACATATAAGCTTATCAATGGTTTCTACTGTGGCAGGATCGGGATAGGCCATACTGAGGGCAGTCGCATCTGTATATCCTAAGTATGAAGAAAGAGGTTTTACAAATTCTTCTAAAATAGTGAAAGGGTAACGAACTTCCCATTGTTCTGTTAGTTCAGAGTGCTCTTCTAGATATCTTTCTAACAGATCAAGTGCCGGATTATATTTACCATTTTTTTGGCGTTCTTTTTTTGCTTTTCTTACTGGTGGCCAATCCAAACGCGATGCTGTTCCCGAAAGATGCCGTGTAGCGATTTCGTCATCAAGCTTAGATCGCTCTTCTTCCTCAAAAATGGTGCAGAAGACTGAGGTTGTCTCCCTTTTGATACTATGAGGGAATCTTCGAATATAATTTTTCAGATCTTCGGTGATCCTATTTTTTTGAAGTTCTTTATTACCTCCGTGTAAAATCTTGAGGGCTGAAATGCGTCGATTTCCTTCTTTTACGATATATTTTCCCTTTATCTCTGGATGTGGCATTACCAAAATGGTTTCACCAAAAAAGAAACCTTTATTATTGATGGACGAAAGTAATTCTTTGAATTGATTAGGTTTGTCATCATATATCGCCTGGATGCATGCTGCCTGGGAATCTACTGCTTGAATACGAGGATTTGCTTGGTCAAGTAACAGTTTTTTGAGAGGAATTTTTTTTGTGGTAGGCATATGAAAAAATGTAAATTATGATTAAAAAATATTGAAAATATCATTCAAAAAACTTAATATAAGCCTTATATTTATATCTGCTGTTGGTTGTATATCAATATTTTTATAGTTTCCGTAGTATTAATAAGAAAAAATTATGCGTTTTTTAGTTGGTCTGATTTTTAGAGATTTTAAAGTTTTCAGAGTTCTATATAATTTTACCGGAAAAACTTCTAAGAATGATAGTTATAGAAAGAAAGGTGAAAGGAAGCGAATAAACAGCTTTCCCGTAGCCATGTCAGAAAATTATATCTTTTCATGAAGAAAGACAACAAAAAAGCCCCTGACCTGGAGGCCAAGGGCTGAACAGGAGCACTTTTCTGGAAGGATGCTACTGTTCACGGCTGTAATGGCAATAAAAAACCGCCCGCGTTTCCCAACGTGGACGGCTAACGGAAAATAACAAAGAGGGTTTACCTATAGCATACCTCTTTATTACGTCAAGCCTTCTTCCAGCGTTCCAGCGTTTCCACATAGATGCCGGAGATTTTGCCGCCGTCCATGGGTTCGATGTCTCCGAAGTTGGGGTTGATGGGATGGAGGGTGTATTCCATTTTGCCGGTTTCCGGGTTTTTCTTACGGACCAGTTTTTTGAGTGTCACCCCGCGTTCATCATGGTATTGAACAATGGTTCCGGGTTTGGGGATGGGGGGGATGGTGTATTTTTTCATGATGACCACGGAGCCGTCCGGAATGGAGGGTTCCATAGAGTGACCGTTGACGCGCAGCAGGTATTCCCCTTTTTCCAGTTCACGGTATAGCCAGATGTCCTGCGGGATGGTGTCTCCATCCGCAAGGTTGCCGGCGGCAATGTTGCCGATGATTCGTCCCTGGGCTTCCAAGGGAGGAGCTGTGAATGTTTCTACCGGGGTAAATTTCTTACGAGCAGCTTCTTTTTCTTTGGCGGCGTTTTGAATGGCGGTATTGACGAATTCCAAGAAGGTTTCTTTGTGGGCTTTAGCGGCCTCACAGATGATGTCCCATTCTTCATCTGTGAAGTCGATGACGATGCGGGGAGAGGATTCGGCTTCTCCGTTCATTAGTTTTTGGAGCTGAAGAACTGCGTAAGCAGGGAATGCCCCTCCGGGAGCAAGCCAGTTGTCTATGGTTCTTTTAGGCGTGTTGAGTTTCCCTGAAAGCCAAAAGCGATCCTTACCTATAGTTTTGAGCCATTTTTTTACGTCTTCTTTATTCGGCGTCATACGTTGATTTTACGCACATTTCATGAAAAGTCAACCTATTGATTAGAAAATATCACGCATAAAACATGAAATGTGTGTTGACGTGTTCATGATTTTTACGTAAAAAGATTTCATCAACTACGAGAGATCATGAAAACAGAAATCGACTTAGACAAATTGCCGGACGGCTGCAAGAGCCATCTGCTGGCCGAAGCGGAAGAAGGGTTGAAGCCTTCGGAGGCTATTATTCGCATCATTGAACGAGAATCATTCCGCAGGGGATTCCGTGTTCACCTGACCACGGCCCGCGATCTCCCCCGTCCGAAGAACCCCAAGAAGCCGGCAGCCTAATGGAAGAAGACCTGATCGAAGAATTTATCCGGCTCGGCTGGCACGAACTTTAACCCAACCCTGAACAACAATGAAAAAAATGACGAACGAACAATACTGGATGCGCCGAGACCGCGCCGAGAAAATGAAATCTCTTTACGGCTGCCCGATAGACTTTTCGGAAGACGAACTCAAGCCCCGGCCCGGTATCGTACAGAACCTTGTCTTTTCCGCTCTGCTGGTTGGGATCTCCACGATTGTTTATTTTATTTACATTAACATTAAGTAATTATGAACCAAGACCATAGGTTGCCTGAACAAGTGGTCAGAGACATTTCAAAAGGATTAGCTGATGTTCTGTCTCAATCATGGCCTAAAAACGCCGATGCCACATTTGCCGGTGCGCCTCAAATCAACATCAATATCACTGCTCCCCCGTTGCCGTCCCGGCTGGTAAGGCTCTCCAAGTTTGCACAATGCGGACTATTTTCCAAAGGTTCTGAACCGAGCCGGGCCATGTTGGAAAGCGCCGACGGTAAAAAACTGCTCCCGATTGTCAAGTGTGGCGGAGTGCTTTACGTGGACCTGAATCGGGTTACAACCGCCATTATTGAACAACTCTCTGATACAACGACCGGAAAGCGCTACCGCAAAACCGGCTCGTTCAATGCAAATCTCTAACTACCTGAAAAAAGATGGCCGGGGCCAGCAGGAACTGACACCCGACCTGAATACTCAAACAAGAACAAGACAATAATATGAGCCTATTACAAAACATCAAGCGCGGAGTGCAGCAGCGTCCGCAGCGTGTCATCATCTACGGGCCGGAAGGCGTGGGAAAATCCACGCTGGCGGCCGGGCTGCCCGCCCCTGTTCTGCTGGACACGGAACAGGGATCTTCCCACATCGACGTTGCCCGGCTGGACTGTCGGAGCTATGAAGACGTGCTGAACGCCATCGAATCCCTGCGGACGGAACCGCATGATTTCAAAACCGTCATCATTGACTCCATCGACTGGTGCGAGCGATTCCTTCAAGATTCCTTCCTGAAGGAAGAAAACAAAAAGAAAAACGCGCATCATCGCTCCATTGAAGATTTGGGCTACGGCAAGGGATATAAGATGATCGAACCTGTGGCCATGGATCTCTTGTCACGCCTCAACGCGTTGATGAGCGCAGGAATGAATGTGGTGCTGGTGGGACACTCCCGCCGCGTCAAATTTGAAATGCCGGAAACAGCCGGCGCCTACGACAAACACGAACTGAACCTCTCCAAATTTGTCGCGCCGCTGGTCAAGGAATGGGCTGACGCCATGCTTTTCTGCAACTTCGTCGTAACAGTCCAGGATGGCAAGGGACATGGAGGAAACCAACGCATGGTCTACACCTCTCCTTCCGCCCCGTGGGAAGCCAAAAACCGGCACGGGATGCCCGCGGTGATGGCGATGGACGCCGGGGAAATCTCCCGCCTGCTGTTTGGAGAGGGCTGCGGACCTTCCGGGAACGCTCCGGCCGGCGAAAAGCAGGTGCCGCCTCCGGCCGCATCCGTGGGAGATCGTCAGGCGGATGCCCTGGCCGCGGTGATTGACCACGCAAAAGACGCCCTCGCCTTCATGATCAGCCGCGGAATCATTACTGCCGGACAAGGGCTGGAAGAAGTCCCGGCGGAATATGCCGCCCGGATTTTGAAAACTCCCGCCCGGTTCAATAACTCCGTAAAAGAATTCATGGAAGGAGGGGCGTGCCGATGAACCCCGTCACTTGCATCAACGTCGCCCGCGAAACCGGGCATGCCGTCCTCTCCCTGGACGGAGCGGAATACGCCGTCAACCTGGACGACCTGCAAAAAATCCTCGCTGACATTGCCGGGCCCCGTCCGGCCCCGGCCACGGAACTATTGAGGCCGTCCCTGCTCCCCAAGCTGGCGCAATGCCCCTGCTACGTCTCCTCCCCCGACGCGGGAGAAGCGGCCCAGCGGGGAACCCGGATGGACGCCGCCTTCCGGGCCCTGCTCATGGGCGTGGACGAATTCAGGGCGTGTGAACACCTGAAAGCCGATGAAAAAGAATCCATCCTCTGGGCGGTGAAAACGGTCCGGACGCTCTGCTCCGGGGAAGAAGTCATTGCCGACAAAAACCGCTGCGCCTTCCCGCAATGGCACCCCCGCGTGACAGGCGGGGAAGCGGACTGCCTCTGTCCCGCGCTCGGCAAACTCTTCGACCTCAAAAGCGGCCAAATCCGCAACTACTGGGAACAGCAGGCCTCTTACGCGAAATCCTTCATGGAACGGGAATTCATGGATGAAATCACCTGCCACCTCCTCTACTGCGACCAGCAGCAAATCGTCACCCGGAAATTCACCTACCGGGAAGCCATCTCCATCGTCAACGGCGTGGTGGACGCCGTTGACCGCGGCGGCGGGCCGCGCCTCTGCGACTACTGCGGCTGGTGCGCCTCGCAGGACACCTGCCCGCTGCGGAACCGGGCGGCGCAGGAAATGCTGACCCTGGCGGAAGCCGGAACGCTGGAAGAAAGCTTCGCCGAAATCGCGGAAAACCCATCCAGGCTGGCGGAATTCGTCACCAAGGCGGCTGTGCTGGAAAGTTACGTCAAAAAAGGAAAAGAAAAAATCCTCGACTACCTCAACAACGGAACGGAAGTCCCCGGATTCAGGCGCGTCTCCCGGAAAGGCACGGACACCGTCGCTCCGGAAGACGTCGCCAAATACGCCACCTGGATTGGCGTCCCGAAACTCCTGAAATCCTATGGCCCGCTCAAGGCGGACGTCTTCCGCGCCCTGTTCGCGGAAGCATTGCCGGAACAACAATTCCCGGAAGAACTGGTCAGGACGGGGGCCGGATCCTCCTACGTCAAAAAAATCTCCGTCTCCAAAACCGCAACCACCAAATAACCATTATGTTCAGTTACATATCAGAAGGCGAGCCCAGCGAATACGGATTCCTCCCCGCGGGCGTCTACGAAGGAAAAATCGTCAAAATGGAAGAAGGAATCTCCCAGGGCGCCAAAACGCGGGGATGCCCGCAGCTGGCCGTCCACATCAGAGCCTTCGGCCCTGAAGGGGCGGCGACGGTCCGTTACTACCTGACCAACTCGAAAGACCTGGCCTGGAAAATTGACCTGTTCGTCAAAAACGTTACCGGGAACGTCTACCAACCCGGCCAGCAGGTCATCATCAACCCGGCGGAATACCTCGGTAAACCCTGCTACGTCCGGCTCAACGTCAGACAGGGAGACAAGCCCAGGGCAGACGGGACTTATCCCGAATTCAGCAACTGCGAAGACGTGCTGGGGCCGGACGAAGCCCGGGCCATCATGGCGGCGCAGGACAGGACAGCGGCGGGGCGCGGCGGAGCGCCCCTGCCTCCGCGCCCGGCGGACCTGCCGGCCAACAACCACATGAGCGCCACGGCGGGACCGCCGGCGGAAGAAGACGAAATCCCCTTCTAATCAACAGCCATGAACAAGCCGATAACCATCATGCTGCCGATTGTTCCCCCGACGAAAACGCACCAGAACAAAAAAATCGTCAACATCGGGAAACACGCCAAACTGGCGGACACGAAAGAATTGAAACTGGTCATCAGCGATTACCTGACCCTGCTGAAACCTTATCAACCGGCCCGGCCCCTGACGGGGCCGGTCTCCCTGAAGCTGGCCTTCGTCTGGCCCTACCGCAAGAGCGAGCCGAAAAAAAACCGGATCGGGCTCATTCCGAAAACGACCAAACCGGACTGGGACAACCTGGCCAAAACCCTGCAGGATGTCCTGACCCGGTTGAGATTTTGGGAGGATGACGCCCAGGTGTATTCCGCGTCCGTGGATAAATGGTGGGGCGAAGAACCACAAATAACAATCACTGTGCAAGAAGGATCAGAGCCATGAAACGGAATCCTCACATCATCGTTCAGCAGGTTTGCCCCATGAAGAAAACCGACGACGGGAAATACGAAGTTCAGGCCGCGATTGTACACCACAAAGGAATTATCGCCCGCTATCGCATGGAGTACCCCACGAAACGGCATGCCCGGTGGGCGCAGCACCTTATTTGCACGGTGAACAATGCTTCACGCCTCCGTTGTTCTGATGGACTTAAAGCCTTGATTGAGAAAGGAACCATACGATGAAAAAATTTCAATGCCCACTGTGCGGAACAGTCTTGCAATTTTTCCATGAACTTAAATTTGGAGGGCTGGGCCGTGTCGGATGTTCATCCTGCGAATGGGTAACTTTTTTAGCGTCGCCGCCTCAGGCTTGGAAGGCCGCTGAAAAATATATTTCTGGATTTCCTCCCATCATGAGGGTCTGGCCGGGGGACAAGTTGCAAGTAGAGGATGGAAGCATTTGTGAAGTGATAAACGTTAATAAAAATCTAGCAATGATGGACGTGAGGAGAGGTGAAGGAAGACCAGTATTCACGATTGCAGATACTCATGTCCTTAGATGGCCCTGGGAGATTGAGCAGAAAGGAGGCCAGCAATGATTAACATCCTCCTATCCGTCAGGCGGCCTTTCTCCGAGAAAATTTTGTCCGGGGAAAAGAAATGGGAACTGCGTAAAAATGCGCCACGCCTCAACAAAGGCGACTCCGTCACACTGTGGCTCTATGAATCCGGCCAGTACGGGACACGGGGCATCATCGGCAAGTGCCGTTTAGTTGTCACTGCTGGACTTCGACCA